AGGATATCCATGTCCATGGCTTTGTCTCTCACATGGAAAGTTTCAGGATATGTGATTTCTCCATCGAATGCTTGTCCTTGCCATTCCGCCCACAGTCTCCAAATCTGTTCTTCCGCCAATTCTAAATTTTTTGCTTTCTCTGAAAGACGCTGGTCTAATAGAATAAATTCCGATAACATCGCAGCTCCGCTCATTTGTCTGGTTTCAATTGCTCTCACCGAACCCAAATGTGCCATCCTGTCGATTGCTTGTATGTGATGTTCCATGGATTGCAGTATGCCTTCTATGGATTGTGCAGTGGGTTGCAATAACATAGGTTTCAAACCCGGGTCCAATTCATTCGGCACAGTAATGATTGCACCAGCACCGGCTGCCGCATCTGTATCAGCAGTTTTGACCAGTGAAGGATGATTTTGTAATCTAATCAACTGTTCGATTTCAGTGGCCATGTTCACAAGTGCCTGTTGTGTGTCTGCTATGTCACCAATGTCTGACACACCAATGCCTTTGGATGGCGACCTCTGTGCGTACACAAACACTGCTGGAATCTTGCCCAGTTCATTGGGTTGTTGTTCCACCAATTGTATCTTGTCTTTCTTTTGTTCTGGTAGGTACACAGAAAGTTGTACCATGTCCTTGGTGAATTCTCTGATGTAGTATTCTGTGGGATGTCCATATGCCCTGTTCTGTATTTCAAGTAATTTTAGGTATGTCAATTCATAGTGTCCTGATGGCAGCCTTGTGTATTCCCAATCAAGCACATTTGGTGCTGTGTAGTGGACAGCGTATGTTCTGATGCCTTGTGCCAATTCTTCTGCCTTGGTGCCAGCATTTGAATTTGGTCTGTCTAATAACACAAGACTGTGTCCGAACACAGTGGCCATGATGTTTACATCACGCATGAATGATTCCCAGTCTCTGCCTTCAAGGTCAGCATCATCAAGGAATGCATCCAATTCAGGATTGTTTGCTATGGAACCATATTCTCTCTTCACAGGATGTCTGTAAAGGAATGAATTGTATGTGTGCACCACATTCTTGACATGGTTGTCCAATGGTGTGCTCAGCAATCTTTGATAGTATTCTGAATCAGATTCATACACATATCTTGTGAGATATTTGCCCAATCTGTATTCATGACCTCCAAGGTATGATGCGATTAAGAATTGCCATCTTTGATACTGTGCTTCATAGTCTCTGTGTACACCAATCTGTTGGTACATGAAACTGATGTCATTTGGATCTTGGTTTGTTGTGTATTGTGTTGTGTTGATTGCCATATTACGCTACCTTTACCCCCCATTGTTGTGGTTGTTCCTGCGGTTCATAATCTCTTCTGATTGGTTTTAGAAATGACACTGCATAACCAAATGCATCATTGATATGATCGAAACCTGTGTCTTTTTCTGGTTGAGATGTGCCTGGTTTGTAGATTTGTCTCTCCAATGCTTGGATTAATTTTTTACATTTTGGATCAATGGTGATTGATGATTGCCCAGCACCATTCTGTAATTGTGTGTTCACAGAATTTACTCTGTCTCTGATGGGCATGTGTTTGTTGAACATTTTTACTATAAAGCCATTGTTTTGCATGATACTTAAATCAGTTCTGCCGGCCGCTGATGTTTTGCGAGCTTTGGCGGAAGGATCTGGGTAAGCAAACACTTTGGCATTTGGAAATCTCGACAACAGTTCTCGACACAGTTCATCTGTGTTGGAACCAAACATTTCTAATTCATCTATGATGTGGAAATGTCCATCTTGGTATACAAAGCATATTGCTGACATTGGATTGACGTTAAAGTCGATGCCCACATGAATCATTTGTTGTGGTCTATCAAATTGCACATGTTTGACATGTTTTGATCTATCGAAAGCATAATATACCACACCTTCATAGTTGGCAAATTCTGCTTCATATTCTTGTCTGTATGATCTCGGATCTAAATCCCTGCGAGCCTGTTCTAATTCATCTTGTGACACAAACCCGCCTTGTGCTGTGGTAAACTGCCATGACTTCCATTCTGTTTCTGTTTCATCTTGTCCTCGCTGATACCAGTCATACAGGTGATTACCAATTCCCTTCGGAGTGCCGGTTATCAACATTTTGGCTTTGTAATCACTCAGCATGGGTCTAACCACTGTCATGATGTCTGAATCGATCTCCTGCGCCTCATCTATACACAAGATGCCTTTGATGAAGTGTCCACGTAATGAATCTTTGTTGTCTGCACCTTTGACTTGTATTTTTGAATTGTTTTTGAGTGTGATGGTTAATTCTGCTTCATTGATCTTTCTGATCCAATTGAGTCTCATCAACTGTGCTTTCAGGGGTTCCCAAAATAAACCTTTGGCTGATCTATAAGATGAAGTCAAAGCCCAACAAGTAGAATCAGGTTCTTTGGCATGGTAACACAATTCTCTGATAGCTAACGTAGTTTTTCCTACCCTCCGCCCTGCCACGCAGATTTTAAATCGGGCCGGAGAATTAGCAACTTCTCTTTGTGGCACTGAAAGTTTCATTATGTTCTGTCCTCTAAAATTATGTCAAACAGTGCACCAGCCTCTGATGCTGATCCTGTCTTGACTTGAACTTCTATGTCTGTTTTTTCTTCAAACACCAATGGCACAGGATAGTCATAGTTGATCTGTCCACCTCTGCCTGCCCATTGTCCTTTGATGTTGAATGCACCACCTGTGGGTCTTGCTCTCAATCTGAATGTGGTGTCTTGATCTTTCTGTTGCGATCCTTGGAACTTGTAAAAATATGCCTTTTTACCAGCTGGCACTGTGTACACTGCCATGAGTGTCTGTCCATTGCCCGCTAATATTTTTGCCACTGTGGTGTCTGTGGAATCTGGCTGTGTGTGGACACAGTTGATCACATCCACATTGGTGTCACCTGTGTTGGCAGAAGTCACAATCATTCTGAACACTCTGATGAATTGTTCAGTTGATCTCGCACCGCCCACTGTGAGTGACACAGTTTGAAGTGCGTAATTTTCATCTAATCCTTGTACTTCTACTGTTGAATTGTTGTCTTGGCTGTCATCTGCTATTAATTGGATGGTGCCTGCTGTGGCTGGATATGAATATGTGCCACCAGCATCAGTCACTGTCTCAAATGCTGATGAAGTTGCGGCATTGTATCCAAACTTGTTGACATGGCTTAGGTCATTCCAATCACCCCTTGCTATGTGTAGATTTACAGGCGAAACTCTTGAACCTGAATGCGTGTTGTCTAAATTGAAACCCATTATTCTGCTTCCTCCCAAGGCAATGGTTGATTGTGTTCACCCTGATCGCCCGAATCTGTCTGTGCCAAATAATTTTTGCCCAAGAATATCAACATTCTCACATCGCCAGCCAGTGCTTTCTCAAACTGTGAACGCCTCAGAGACTTCTTGCCTTCTGCCCTGCCCTGTTCGATCACCTTGGCATATTTCATTTTGATGGCAGTTGGTGATAGACCTAAAACTTGTCCGATCTCTTCATTGGTGCACATGATGGCAGCCAATTGGAACACAATGTCCTTGTCCACTAATTTTTTCTTCTTGGGTGCGTAGTTGTCTGAAATCTGTGTCATTATATTAAATTGTTCTCCTTGACCACCACCCGGAATCTTCTGGTGTCTGTGTCACCACCATCTGTGACCACTGTGCAGGCTATGGGGTAAACATTGCCTGTTGAACCCGCGTTCAGTCTGATACGCACTTTGGTGTTGGATATGATTGCGACATCAGTGCCAGCATCTGTGGGATGGGCCAATGGTGCTGTGTCACCACTCACTGTGCCTATGGTGACTGATGCTGATGATATTACGTTTCCTGTGGGCAAGTATTCTGTCCAATCCAATGTGTATGCCACATTTGCTGTGGGATCTTTGGTGATGAATATGCCTTTTGAATCTTTGTTGAATCCTGTGATGTTGGCCATTAAACTAAAAACTCCAATTCTCTTGTTTGTTTTGGTATCTGCACAGTTCTTGTCTCTTGTGTGATTGTATTTACTCGAGTCTCTTTGGGTATAATCAAAGTATACTTAGGATTTAGCCTTACCACATCTGCTGTACAGGTCAGTGTGGAGACTGAATTCGGCGTGACTTGTGTGGAACCCACAGCATTTGCCACAATGGATGTGGTTGCTAATATGTTGACACTGACCGAACCTGCCAATTCCGCTGAAGCCGAAATACTGCTTGTGGCAGCGATGGACACTGACACTTCACCGGGTGTTACCTCTCCGGCTTGTGCTGAAACTGAAACACTGGAAGACAATGATGCCACACCAGAGAACTGTGTGCCCAATGGTGCCGCCGCCACTGTGACAGAAGATGACAGTGATGATGATGCATCAAACACGCCATTGGCGTCAGTGCTGACTGATGCTGTGGATGAAAGGCTGGCCTCGCCACCCACAAATACTTGTGCTTCTATGTCTTGCTGGAAATATCCAAGTTCGATGTAGCCTGATTCTACATACTGTGCTCCACCCACAACCAAACTTGATGACAGATCTGCTTGTGCGCCTGTCTTGACGCCCGCTGTGGTGTTGCTGGTGAAATAACCTGCTTGGATGTAGGTTTCTTCCACATAATTTTGTTCACCCACAAATGCGTCAATTGACAATGAAGCAGTGCCGATGCGTAAATCATCTGCTGTGGTGGTGTGTTCAAAGTATGAGAGAGGGAAGTATCCTGCTTCCGCATAGGTTTGATTGCCTATGGCGGAATCGATCTTAAGATTGACTGTGGCGTTCTGGATTGCCATCTACCCTCCTATGGATGAGACAGCGATTAGTCTATGCTGATGGTCAAATTGCCGACTGCCAAAACCAGCTGGTCTCCATCCTGTATAGATTTTGCAGATGTGAGCGACCCATAGGCTAACACATTACCACCTGATGATGCGTCGAAGATTGCTATTGCCACAATGGTACCATGGTCTCCACCTGATGCCGCTGGAAACTCGATGGCTGATGTGTTTGAAATCGATCCATTCGATGCGGATCCCATCTTGTTGTCAATTCTCACTCTGGCGTAGTTGTTGCTTGAGACTTCTGTTGGCACAGAGTCATCAGTGATTGTGTCGGTGAAGTATCCGATGTGTGCTTCTGTTGTCGAATATGCTGTGTTCTTGAACAAAACCTCGAGAACTTTTAATTCGGCATAGTTTGATAAAGCTGTCATTGTTTTTAGTTCCTTTCAATATTGAATCTATGTGTTATAACAATGCTATTTAACACTCACCATCTTCATAATAATATTGGGTGTCCAACAGTGCTTCTTTGATGTCCAACGCACCCATGTCATGGTATTCCTTCTTGATGTTCAACACTGCCTGGATGTAGTCCTTGTTCTGCGTGTGATATGCCCGCTTGAGATGATCTGTGGCATCAACACCATTGATCATCAGTGGAGTGTGTTTGATTATGTCAAATATCACACCTGTACCCATTGTGTGTTGTCTTGGTCCCACATGTGGGTGTTGCCATCAGTTGGATATGCCACTGGTGGCACATAACATTTTTGTGTGTCATTCCAAACCCAATTGTCATATGCTTGTGGTGTGTAGAATCCATCCTTGCTGGCATCATAGTACATGCCAATGGCAGGAAATCTAAATCTCATATTGTTGTTGTATGAACACTGTTTCCACGTGGTGTGAGCACCATACAGTGATTGTAGGTGTGTCACGCCCTGTGATTCTGTTTCAACTCCATCATTGTCCAACACTGCGTTGGCCACAACCACTATCCTTTGGACAATGTTGTCTGCGTTAAGTTCTGCGAAATGTGCCATTATGCTGTATAACTCCCTGATCCTGTGAATTGTAGTATGGTGTCAGCACCTGATGTGCTCACTGTGGGCGAACCTGTTGTGGTTCCTGTGTAGTTGGCAGTTGCCATTCTCAGAATGACTATGCCAGAACCACCTGCACCTGATACATCGCCGGCTTGTCCAACTTCACGCTGTCCACCACCGCCTCCGCCAGTGTTTGCAGTGGCATCCTGTCCGCTGCCTCTGTTGACGCCATTACCGCCACCACCAGTGCCGCCTTGTCCATCTGAACCACCATTGGGGCAACCACCGCCACCACCTGCTCTGGTCACTGATGAACCTGTGATGGATGATGCCACGCCATCGCCACCATCGCCACCTGATGTGGTGGTGTTGTTTTGTCCAGCTTGGCCAGCACCTCCGCCACCTTCACCTGACAAACTGTTGTCTGTGGACGCACCAACATCAGCACCATCAAATCCTTGGTTGGCAGTGCCGGAACCACCCACACCATGTGTGGGGTAGTTGGTGTCATTCTGGTCACCTCTGCCAGCGCCTCCACCTGATCCACCTGCCTTGCCTGATTGTTTGGCACTCAAAACACCCAATGAGTATCCTGAGTTGTTGCCACCACCACCACCGCCTGTGGATGTCACTGTGGTGATGTTGAAACCAGACAGTGATGAATCTGATCCATTGTTGCCTTGGTCTGCATTGGCTGAATTTTCTGCATCAATGGCAGCTCCTCCAGCTCCCACTGTGACTGTGTAGGCCTTGCCTGGTGTCACTGTGACTCCTGTCTCCGAGGAACCACCTCCACCTGAAGTTTCTGTTGAGAATGAATTTCTGTAGCCACCAGCACCTCCACCGCCGCCTACCCAACATCCACCGCTGGCTCCACCTGCGATGACAAGGTATTCAACTGTGTATGGCACGCCTGCTACACCTGTTGTGAGTATTGATTTTGCGAATCCTATTGGCATGTTGCCTCCTTATTATGTGTAATCTTGTGCTATGTTACCAATCACTTCATTACCTGTGTTGAACACAGTGATGACATCAATCTTGCCCGCACCAGTTGTCACTGTGGGTGCACCTCCTGGGAAC